ACGGGCGTCGTGCAGGACGATCCGCCGTTCGGTCCGTGGCGGGCGATCCCTTCGCTGTCGTGGCGAAGCCTTGAGCCGGTCGATATCGAGGCCGGCCACTTCCGGAAAGACACAACTCCGATCCGTGCAAGTTGTCGAAGGCCGGTATGAAGCGCCGATCGAAATCGTTTCGTCCGGTTCCGCCGGCCGGCCGACATCGAAGCATCTCTACATGACCGAGTGGGGGCGCCGCCGTGACGCCGGCATCGCCGAACCCACCGTCAAAGGCGAGGCCACTTACCTCGAATCGTGGATGGAGCAGCGCTATCCGGGCGCGCCCGGCTCCGACGCGAAGATAATCGAGAACAATATCCGCGACGAGCACCCCGAATGGCGTTCGCGCGTTGCCCCTCCGCTCCGCAGCAAGGTCAGGAAGTGACGCGAACGTGGTGCCGCTGCGGGCATGAAGCCCCGCAACGTGCATCGCGCTATCAGGCGTGGCCTGACCGGAGCAGTCCCGTTCGGCCGGGATACTGCGCCTTTGGATTCTGCCGCCACAAGAACTCCACCGTGACCGGGACACGCCACTTCTTGGCGAGGCGGTCAGTCTCCTTCCAAGCATCGGCCGCCGATTGCCCCTGCACCGAGATGCCAAGGTCGGGGTGATACTTGAAGCCGTCCTCCTCGTACCGCTCAGCCTTGGCCGGGACGGCAAGCTCACGAACGAGCTTGTCGCCCTCAAACCCCTTGGCCTTCACCTGTGCAATCATTGCCAGCAAGATCGCCGACCATCGCGGGACGTGGAGGGCCTTGCCGTTGATCGAGGCTGTCAGCGGCTTCGTGAAAGTGAGCCCAGGCGCGGTATCGAACTCCATCGCGCCTGTGGCGGTAGTGGCTCCTATCTTTTCCGGCTGATCGTCTCGTTCCATTCCAAGCTGTTCCATCGCTTCCCGCACGACGCGGTCGATGGTCTCGCTGGGCGTCTTGGTGCCGAACCACGCGGCGATGGTCTTCAAGTCGGTAAAGGTGGCGTCGTTGATCCTGACTACGGGCATCATGCGGCTCTCCATGGCTTGTGATAGCATGCATGTTACATATCCCATACTGGCTGTCAATCGGATATGTAACATATCCCATGGGACTACCGCGGGCGAGCCGACGGGAGAGGCACCACCCTTCGCGTCGCGTTAAAAGCTAAGTAACTGCATCCGCTCTCTTCCTTGCCAGACCCGAAATGATCTTTTCGGGACGGATTTCGGGTCGTTTTTCAGGGTCCGGGACATCGGCATCCTTTCGTCGAAACGGCGCGCGGTTGCGCCGCGATGCGACGAGAGGAGCACGATGGACCAGATCACGACACCGAACGGCGGCACGACAGCCGCTGAACCCCGCAGCCAGGATTTTCTCGAAGGCTTCGTGTCGGAAGAGGAATACGCCTACCGGCGCGGCGTGAGCCTTCGCACCTGCCAGCCTGACCGCCAGCTGCGTCAGGCGCCGCCCTACGTCCAGTTCGGCCGACGCATCTACTATCGCGTGGAGGCGGTGCGCGAGTGGCTGAAGAAGCACGAGCGCGAGACCGATCGCACGCCGGCCGCGCCGCGCGCACGGGGCGGCCGATGAACACGCCCTCGATCGCATCCGACCTGATCGTCGGCGCCGCGGCGCTCGCCCGCTTCATCTACGGATCGGACGACGAGCGTTTTCAACGCCGCGTCTATTACCTGACCACCGCCGGCTGCAAACGCCCGCTCCCGCATTTCCGGCTCGGCAATCAGATCGTTGCCCGGCGCAGCACCATCCTCGCCTGGATCGAAGAACAGGAGGGCCGCAATGGCCGCCGCTGAACAGTTCACCGTCACGCGCGAGCGGCTCAACGAGATCATCGGCGGGAACGCCAATGCACCGCACATGAATCCGGTGCTGGAGGCGGTCCGCGATTTCGGCGTCTCGGGAATGTGGGTGCCGCAAGGCAAGAACAGCCTCGACGATGCACTCGACGCAACCAGGAACGCGGCAATCGTCCTGGTCGGCGACGATACGGACCACGCGGTCGGTCCCGGCGGCTTCGATCAGTCGTCGATGCGGCGGCTATTTCAACGGGCCGAGCACATCGCGGTGATTTCGAGCGCGCCGCCCGAGCACGTCTATGCCGGGATGGCCACCCTGGCCGCGCTCGCGCGCCAGTTTGTGGTGATCGTCGAGACCCGGCCCGAACAGGAAATCGCCTGGGTCGAGTTCATCCAGGCCGCGAACCCGAACCTGCCGGTCCTTCCCGTCACCGTCGAAGCGGGCCGCGCATGAACGAAAGCGTCCATGCCTTTTCGCTGCGCTATGCCGCGCTCGGGCTCGCGGTCTTCCCGCTGCACCGGCCGGTCGATCGCGGCGGACGACTGCGGTGCTCGTGCGGCAAAGCGGATTGCACGTCGCCGGCCAAGCACCCGGTGGGCCGGCTCGCGCCGCGCGGGCTTCTCGATGCGTCGCGCGATCCCGACCGGCTTGCCGCGTGGTTCGAGCGCGACGCCTGGAATATCGGCATCGCGACCGGCGCGATCAGCGGGATCGTTGGCGTCGACATCGACCCGCGCCACGGCGGCGACGAAGCGCTCGCCGAATTGGAAGCCGAGCACGGTCCGGTGCCGCCGACGTAGCGATTTATGACCGGCGGCGGCGGCGAGCACATCCTGTTCCGCCATCCCGGCGGCGTGGCGAAGAACAGCGCCGGCGTGATCGCGCCGGGCATCGATGTGCGCGGCGACGGCGGTTACATCGTCGCGCCGCCTTCGCTCCATATCGGCGGCCGGCCCTACGCGATCTCGGTCGATCACTATCCCGAGGAGGCGGCATTGGCGCCGCTGCCGGATTGGCTCCTCAATCTCGTTGCCGACCCGGCGCCGGCAAAGACCGGTCCGCGAACGACCAGGCCGCTGAGGATCGGCCGTGTGCCGACCGATTGGCGCACGCGCCTTGCCGGGACCGTCGGCGAAGGCGAACGCAACATTGCGCTGGCGCGGCTCGCGGGCTTTTTGCTCGGCCGGCGCATCGATCCGCACGCCTGCCTCGACCTCGTGCTCGCTTTCAACGCCGCCCGCTGCCGGCCGCCATTGCCGGACCGCGAAGTGGTTTCCACCGTCGCCAGCATCGCGCGGCGCGAGCTCGCCGGCCGCCGCTGGCAACGTGGGAGCCCGCCCGTGGATGACCTTCACGTCCTTCTCGACGACCTGATCGCCCGCGGCGGCAATGAAGATTGCACGGAGGATCGGCCCGCCGCCTATTCCGACGACGCGCTCGCGCTGCGCTTTACCGAGCGCCACGAACACGAAATCCACTTCGTCAACCTGTGGGGCCGCTGGCTGATCTGGAACGGGCAGCGTTGGGAGATCGACGAAACGCAGCACGCCATCGAGCTTGCGCGGCTTATCGCCCGCGAGGCCTCGGCCGAGATCATCGACACCAAGGGTCCGGCAAGGCTCGCCGGCGCGGTCGCCAGCGCCAAGACAGTCGCGGCAATAGAGCGCCTCGCCCGCGCCGATCGCGGTCACGCATCTCTAACCGAGGATTGGGACGCCGATCCGTGGCTGCTCAACACGCCTGCCGGAACGGTCGATCTTCAGACCGGCAACATGCGCCCCCACGCACGCGCCGACCGCATCACGAAAATGACCGCGGTAGCGCCCGGCGGCACATGCCCGACCTGGCTCGCCTTCCTCGACCGCGTGTTCGCCGGCGACCAGGCGCTGATCGCCTTCGCCCGCCGGATGCTCGGCTATTCGCTCACCGGCTCGATCCGCGATCATGCGCTGTTCTTCCTCTACGGCACTGGCGGCAACGGCAAGGGTGTGTTCCTCAACACATGGGCCGCGATCCTCGGCGACTACGCCAAGGTTGCCGCCATGGAGACGTTCACCGCCTCGCGTGGTGATCGGCATCCGACCGACCTCGCCATGCTGCGCGGCGCCCGGGCGGTGATCGCGCAAGAGACGGAGGAAGGACAGCGCTGGGCCGAGTCGCGCATCAAAACGCTGACCGGCGGTGATCCGATCAGCGCCCGCTTCATGCGGCAGGATTTCTTCACCTTCACGCCGATGTTCAAGCTGATGATCGCCGCTAATTACAAGCCGTCGCTGCGCTCGGTCGATGAAGCAGTCAAGCGCCGCTTCAATCTCGTGCCGTTCACCGTCACGATCCCGAAGAGCGAACGCGATCCGACCTTGCCCGATCGGCTCAAGGCCGAGTGGCCGGGCATCCTCGCCTGGGCGATCGAGGGTTGTCTCGAATGGCAGCGCATCGGCCTTGCGCCACCGCCGGCTGTGCAGTCCGCGACCGCGAGCTATCTCGCCGACGAGGACACGATCGGCTTGTTCCTCGCGGAGCGGTGCACCGATGATCCTAACGCCACGGTGGAGGTGAAAGACCTCTTCGCCGCATGGACCGAGTGGTCGGCGCGCGCCGGCGAGTTCACCGGCTCGATCAAGCGCTTCTCGACCGCGCTTGCGGCGAGAGGGTTGCGGCGCGACCACGACCCGATCACGCGCCGGGCGGTGATCCACGGCGTGCGATTGATGTCGCCGCCTTCGCCCTTCGGAGGCGTCCATGATCCGGTGTTTTAACCATCGCGCAGGCTCCGAAGGGATACGAAGGGGATTTCCCTATTGTCCCTGTTTCGCGCGCGCACGCGCGCGAAACGTTCATACGGATAGAGCCTTCGCATCCCTTCGGAAGCCTTCGACGCAGGCGCGATGGTGCAAACCGCCGCAATGCGACGCCGCGCGGTTCCTCTTGGCGCAAAACGTATGCGGGGGGCGAAGGCGCAAGGGTTCGCGGTTCTGCGAGGCCGCAAATGGCTAAACTTGCGGCAAGCTCTCCGGCCGACTCAAAAACAGGCAGCGTCACCAAGGCTGCCTTCGCCGAGCGCGTCGGGCTGACGCGCGGGCGGATATCGCAGCTGGTGGCGCAAGGGCTCCCGGTTACGGCCGGCGGGCGGATCGAAGTCGAAGCCGGCCTGCGGTGGATGGAGGAAAACCTCGATCCCGACCGTCGCGGGAAAGGTGGCGTGTCAGACACCACGCCATCGCTCGCGAAGCCCGGCGCCTGCACGAGATCGTCAAGGTCCAGCGCGCCAAGCTCGCTTACGAACGCGAGCGCGGCGATCTTGTGAACCGCTCGGCGGTGAAGGTCGCGGTCTATGCCCGCGCCAAGGCCGAGCGCAATGCGCACATGGCGTGGGTCGCTCGCGTGACGCCGCTGCTTGCCGCGGAACTCGGCGCCGATCCGGCCCGCACCTTCGCCGCCCTCGACCGGCTCATGCGCGAGCACCTCGTCGATCTTGCGCGCATCCCGCTCCCGGAGCTGCGCGATGGATGACATCACCGCCTGGGTCGATGCCATCTGGCGCGACGGCGCGGCGCCCGAGCCGCCGCTCACCGTCTCGCAATGGGCGGACGAGCACCGCTTGCTGCCCGACCTTTCGGCCGAGCCGGGGCGATGGCGCACGGCGCGCGCGCCGTATCTCCGCGAGATCATGGATTGCCTGTCGGCGAACGATCCAACCGAGCGCGTCGTGTTCATGAAAGGCGCGCAGCTCGGCGGGACCGAAGCCGGCCTGAACTGGCTCGGCTACGTCATCCACCACGCGCCCGGGCTGATGCTCATGGTGCAGCCGACCATGGACGCGGTTCGCCGCAACACCTCGATCCGCATCGACCCGATGATTGCCGCCTCGCCCGCCCTGCAGGAGCGCGTCGTCGAACCCGGCCGCAAGGAGCCGGGCAACAGCCAGTTCCGCAAGCTCTTCCCCGGCGGGCAGCTGGTCATGGTCGGCGCGGCCTCCGGTGTCGGCCTCCGCTCGACGGCGCGCTATCTCTTCCTCGACGAGGTGGACGCCTATCCCTCCGATGTGTCAGGCGAAGGCGATCCGGTCGCGCTCGCGGTGCAACGCACCGTCACCTTCCGAGGCCGGCGCAAGATCGTGCTCGTCTCGACGCCGACCCTGAAAGGCTTCTCGCGCATTGAGGCGGCTTATGAAGAATCGGACAAGCGCATCTTCGAGGTACGCTGCCCGGATTGTGAAAGCTTTGCGCCGATCACCTAGGCGCAGATTCAATGGCCGGAAGGCCGGCGCGGTCTTGCGCACCGCGTCTGCCCGGAGTGCGGCGCGGTTCACGAAGAGCACATGAAGCCGTCGCTCCTCGCCTCCGGCCGCTGGCGCGCGACGGCGACCGGCGACGGCAAGACCGCAGGCTTTCATTTGTCGAGCCTGTATTCGCCGTTCGAGACCTGGGCCGAGATCGTAATCGAGCACGGGCAGGTCCATCGCGATCCGGCGCGGCTTCAGGTCTGGACCAACACCAAGCTCGCCGAAACCTGGGAGGACCAGGCGGGCGAGGTGATCGACGCCGAGCGTTGATGGCGCGGCGCGAGGATTGGGGCGGCCTCCTGCCCGAGCGCGTCGCGGTGCTCACCGCCGGCGTGAACGTGCAAGGGGATGGGCTCGAACTGCACGTGATCGGCTGGGGGCGCGACGAGGAAGCACGGTCGATCGACTATCGCGTGATCTTCGGCGATCCGTCCGGGCCGCGTGTGTGGGCCGACCTCGACGCCGCGCTTGCCGCCACCTATCCGCACGCCCGCGCCGTCGCCGATCTTTCGATCCGCGCGGTCGCGGTCGATACCGGCGGGCAGCATACCAAGGCCGCCTACGAATATTGCCGCACGCGGCTTCATCGGCGGATATGGGGAATCAAGGGCCGTGGCGGGCCGGGCCTGCCGCTGTGGCCGCGGCGCCCGTCGCGCACCAAGGGCAAGGCGCCGCTGTTCGTAATCGGCGTCGATGCCGCCAAGGACGCGCTGTTCGCGCGGTTGCGCCTAACCGAGGCTGGACCCGGCGTGCTGCACTTCCCAATGGAGCGCGATGCCGAGTTCTTCCGCCAGCTCACCGCCGAGCGCGTCGTCACGCGCTTCGAGCGCGGCCGGTCCATCCGGCTTTGGCAACCGCGCCGGGAGGGCGAGCGCAACGAGGCGCTTGACACCACCGTCTATGCCATGGCCGCCCTTCACGGCCTCATCAGCATGGGCCTGCGGCTCAACGAGGAAGCCGACGCGATCGGCGCCGCGCAGGCCAAGGGCGCGCCGGCGCCCGCCCGATCGGCCGAGCCGTCGCGGGTGATCCGCTCGCGGTGGATGGCGTGAATCCGCGCATTGGCAACTGTTGCCAAAGTCGCTATCTTTAAGGGGAATCAGCGAGATTGGACCGATGCCGACCCGCAATATCAGCCTGACGCCCGAGCAGGACGCCTTCATCGACGAGATGCTGAAGACCGGCGAATACCGCAATGCCAGCGAGGCCTTGCGCGACGCCATCCGCGCACTGCAACAGCGGCGCGCCGAGGAAACGCTCAAGCTCGAAAAGCTGCGTCTCGCGATCCAGCAGGGCGTCGCGGCCCTTGACCGCGGCGAATATACCGAAGTCGAGGATGAGGACCTGGATGCCTTTCTCGACGAGCTTGCCACATCGGATCGCCGTTGATCCCGCATGGCGCGATACCGGCTTTCCGATCCGGCGAAGGCCGATGTCGCCGCGATCCTGAGAAGGAGCGAGGAGCTGCACGGCAAGGAGGCGCGCGTCCGTTATCGCGCCTGCCTCACCGCCGCGATGCGCCGCGTCGCGGCCGACCCGGCCGGCCACTCGACCGTCGATCGCGCCGACCTCATGCCCGGCATCCGCAGCTTTCATGCTCGCCACAGCCGGAACGAAAGCCGCGAAGTGACGGTGGCGAACCCGACGCACGTTGTGTTCTATCGAGTCCTGCAATCCGGCACCGTCGAAATTGTCAGGGTGCTGCACGACCGCATGGAGCCGCGGCTGCACGTCGGGTCGGCTCACGAAATTAGGAACGAGTAATGCCACCTAGCAGAAGGGACAGCCCGACCGATGCACTCAAT